AAGAACTACGAAATCTTCTGGTAATCTCATCCCAATAAAGATTGTAGTTTATTCGAAAGAATAAACGACGAATACCATTGCTCTTTTTTCTTTAAAATATTTTTAAAGTCTCTTTCCTCACACTCCTACAAAGTTACTCCAATCTGGCTCAATACTCGTATTTAGCTGCTCAAGATAGTAATTTTTCTCACTATCATGACACATTACTTCACGTAAGTCAAAGACTTTCATATTTCTTGTAAAAATATCTTCTTGCTCTTCAGTAAGAGCAAGCTCGCCGTCCAACCACTTACGTACTTTAGCTTTACCGAAGCGAGGTATACCCGGTACATTGTCTGATTTATCACCTAACATGCATTTAGCATTAAGCCATTCTGTCTTTTTATATCCAGTATCTTGTTCGAATGTCTCTAAAACAAACTCTCTTTTACGGATAGGATCAAACAGTATAGTATCTTTATCAACTAACTGAAGAAAGTCTCTATCCACTGATACAATTACTTTTTTACCCTCGAAAGTCTTACAAATATATGCTACTATATCATCCGCCTCACGCTCTCTTGGAAAGATAGAAGAGATACCAAGATTACCTAACATAGATTTAATGATATCATTCTGCTCATGCGGTGTACTATCTTTAGATCTATTACCTTTATACTCGGTTAATTCTTCTTTACGAACGTTTTGATGATAATCGGGCTTTTCATCCCAAACAACTATAGTTTTAGTAGGCTTGAAGCGATTAATATATGAATAAATCGCGTTTAGAGTAAAATAAATGTGAAAATTAGCTATCTCTAAGGGATCTTCAATACCTGTACGTTTAGATTGCGTTTTAGCAGTCCAAAAAGTTCTATGGATGAGATTGTTACCGTCAATTATTAGTGTTTTCATTTTTTGTATATTGTGTTTTTATCACTTTGAATATATCCCTTGATAAACATTCGACATAACTAATTATATCAGTGTTCCTTCCATGTTCAAAAGCTTCAAACGGAACTTTAACGTTTTTCATTTCGGGAACCGCTAGACAATTTACAGTATCCTTCCCAGTCTCGACAACAATAAACATTTGACCAGCATGATCACCATGATTAACTGCATACGTATCGCGTTTTTTAACAGGTTGTTTATTTAGCATTACACTCTACTTATTTCAGTAGCAAAATAAGATATAAGCATCGATCTTAAAGCTTCATCTTGTTGCGTTGTTTGTATACTCTTTATGGTAACAGGGTCGCCGTTCATATCGTATGCTAGTAGAATAAAACTATCTAAATACTCTTCTAGATAACCAGATACAGAGTTAATTAAAGATTTTCTATCTTTAAATGTCTTTTGTTGATTAATATTCAATTTTAAAGCCTCTTCAATTAACTCTCTCAACTCTTCATCTCGAGGATCCTCTGGATCTTGATCACTCATACATTTATTTATTACATATACTTATATTACTCACGTTGACTAGCCCCATTACTTAGAAGTCGGTTAACAACAACCTCAATCGAATCAGTCTTTAAACTAAATCCAGGCTTGAAGTTAACATTACCATCATCAAAAGTAAAAAGATACTCGTTGTAAAACGGCTTATTCTCAAAGCAGGTTATATATATTGAAGCTCCACCCGGATCAATTAGTACAGTCCATCTTCTTGGATCACTCTCACTATACTTATTAAAGATCTTCCAAGTTTCAAATCCAGAATCTTTTAATCTCTTTGTAAAGTAACTGGCTGTTTTAAGTTTATTTTTAATCTGGTTATTATTCATTGTGTTAAGGACGATAAAACGTATTTTAATCTAATATTATTAAGAGAACTATTGAAAATGGCAACTCCATATTGAGTATTAATATTAACGTCAAACGTATTACCAATATTCGTTAGTAGTCTTATATTATCAAAATTAATTGGAGTAGGTTTAAGATCAAACGAAGCTCTATCAATAGCCAACGTAAAGTTATCTGTATTATGCCTAGCTCTATCAGTTAACTCCGCCATAAGAATATCATTTTCTGTATAAAAATAGATCTTATTAGTATTAGTAGCAAATGTACTACCTTTAAAGACTTGTGTTAGAATTTGTTTAGTAAGATTAAAACTTACATCATAATCGAAAGAGTTTATCTTATCTAAATTAATATTTGGCTCAGTTAAGAACCCTTCATCAAATAAATGGTATTTAAACTTAATACCGTTCCCGCTATATTCAATATTATTAGAATTAATGTCGAACGTTAACTCCTTACTATTAATAGTATCGATTACTCTTGATAACTTTTTAATATCTGGGATATTAATTGTATCTTCAAAATCACATTCAGTATCATACTGCGCATGTAAAATTAGAGTATTATCGACACTAGAAACGAGACTACTGATACTATCTTTTTTTATTCTTAAGATACAACTCTCGTTTATTTTCGATAAAGCGTCTAAGAACTTTAAAAATTCATCCCGATTTTTTACTTGTAGCTTTCTTTTTTGCTGGCTTACCATTTTCCTTCTCTAAGAGTAGTTTAATATCCTTTAAAAGCAAGTTTGTAGTTTTACTAGCTTCTAACAACTTATCTAATATACTAGGCTCCGTTAGGTCAAACATTAACTGATCCGGATCTTGTACTTGCTCACTTACAGCTGGTGGGGCTGCAACTTGATCGACATGGGCTAACTCGCTTACAGCTTGTTCTTGAGCAACTGGCACCGGAGCAACTGGCACCGGAGCAACTGGCACTGGAGCAACTGGCGCTGGAGCTTGCTGCTGTATAGTAGGTGTACGCGCCATATTTGTAAAAGCTGCCTTCATCTCTTCCGACTTAGGCTTTAAATTACCTGACGAGGCAACAAGCATTTCATCTTGCTTTCTCGTCTCACCATAGGTTTGCCCCATGAACTGCATAACCATCCTTTTTTCTTCTTCTGTCATATTAAAGATCCTTTAGTAAATCATCTATATCAGACTCTGTAGTATCTTCTTCAGCAGCAACAGATGCTACAGGTTCCGCAACAGTATTAGTAACCGGTTGTGTATTAGTTACTACTTCTTCCTCTTCTTCTACCTTACAATAATAATGCTCATTAAGCATTTGCTTAAGTTCGTCATAAGACTTGAGAGTAAATACTTCTTCGAGATTGAAGACATTATCATAAAGCTTTTTCTGCTCATCTTCTGATACCTCAATCTTACCAGCAGTAGTAAATCTAGAAGAAACATAAGTTGGAAAGCCACCTTGATCTTCTACTTTAATCTTAAGACTAACGCCCTCTGGTCCAAGATCAAAAATACGCGGACCAAACTCTTCTGCATCTTCACCTTCAATAGCTTCGGTAATGATCTTATGAAGTTGCTTACCATAACGAAGCATTTTAACTTTACCTTTATTATCAGGATTAGTTGGATCATCAATAACATAGACATTAACTAACCACTTCTCGAGTCGCTTAACAGCTTGCATACGCTCTTTTTCTTCTTCGCTACCAGTACGAAGAACTTTATATCTTTCTTCCGCGATCGGATCTCGCTCACCAAACGTTTGCGGGCTCAAATTCTGGACATATTGACCAGTTGCATAAGAAACCCACCCGTGGTTATAGTAATGAAAAAATGTCTTAGCAGGGTTAGGGGTATACGGCAGGAGTCTAACTGTATACGTATTACCAGGCCGACATGCCATTATCTCATTATAATTATTGTTATTTTGCTTACTATCGCTCACAAGAGCGTCTTTTATCGATTGAAACATTGTTGAATTAAATGCACTCATATATGACATTATTATAAAGACTCAATTCTATTAATCAAGTCATCTTCTATTATTTTTAAGCCATTTTTAATCTTTTCTTTAAGTATTCTTGAAGCCGCTAACTTAGTTCTTGTTGTATTACAAATCTGATAATAGTCTTTAACAATAAAATCGAGTAATTGATTATCTAACTGCTTAAGTTTTGTTTCAATATTTAAAGAATGTAGTGTATAAAAATTTATCTTATGTTCTCTCAAGTGTTGTAGGGGGACTGGTATAGTACCTTCTATAGTATTTTTATACTGACTTAAAGTAAGATTATTTTGAGTGCAGTATTTGTGAATAAACTTAATACACTCCTTAGCAGTCTTAATGGTTTCTGCATTATCTGGATCTGAAAGCTCTTTATCTTTCATATACATAGTATAACACTTAAGCGCACGTGTAGTATTATAAAAAGCTAAATCAAAGTAATTATCTTTACCGTATATTTTATAAGGCGCGATAAAATAATCGTTATAGTTGATATGATTGTATTTTGATAACAATAGGAATAATTTTTTGAGACTTGCTTCTTCTGTACCTGATACCTTATCAAAATTTTGACGAGGTCTAAAAGGCTTGTTTTGTGATGTGCGTTGTGTATACAGAAAGCTATTATATATTATTTTTTCCTTTTCAGATATCATAGATTTAAGTCTTTATTCTTATTTAAAAACTTAGTAACGTATTTTGACTTAACTATAAGAGGGTCAAACTCAATAAATAGCTTTACCATTTCATAGTTAGTATCAAGTGTTAATAAGTCCTTAAATAATTTTCGTAACTTTTCTTCTTTTAGCAAGAGTAAAAATATGTTTTGATAAGAAAGTTTTTTTCCTTTCAGTAGAGAACAAAAAGTACAAAAACATAAAAGTAAATGCTCAGTTTCTTTATCTGTAAGAGAGTAGGATGAATTTATTTCAGACACGGGTTAAAAGTTTTGTTAAGTTTCCAAATTGTTCTGTTAATGCTCCACCTGCAGCCCCTACCGAACCACCACCATTACAAAATTTACGCGCAAGTATACTAACATCTACCTCTGAAGTTTTGCTCCGTCTAAAGGATACTGTTTTAGTTTCCTTATTTACAACTATACCTATATCAACGTTATGTTTTGCTATTATTGAGTGTGCTACTTCATTAACAGCATAATTAGCAAACGTCGCAACAACGCTATAATCTTTTATTTTTCCTTTATAAATTTCAGCGTTGTTTAATTGCTCTTTAAATTTCTTAAAGAATAGATTTATAGAATTTTTTTCTAATATATTAAAATCTCTTATACCATGATTAAACGATTCTATAAATTTATTAACTTTAGGATTATTGTAAAGGTAAAATATAGCATTAAGTTTAAGTGCTTCAGCATTTTTAATTTTATAAGAATCATACTCATCAATAAAATTTATAAGATCTATTTGTTGCTGTGTAAGAGATAATTTAGATAGGAACGTATCATAAATTAATTTTGAACATGATGAATATGGCTTAATTATAGTTTTTGCATGCTTATAATTATTTCTTAATTTACTATGATCGACGTGATGATCAAATATTACGAAATTCTTTTTATCAACTTCAGGTATAATATCTTCTGTAAGAGCAAGATCACAAATAAACACTTTATCGAAAGTATCTAATGCACCGTTCTTAGATTTGAGCTTTGATATTAAAGTAGATTCTCCTGTTTCTTCGATTACTACATTTGCTATAGTCTCAAAATACCATTTTAATACTAAAGCAGACCCCGCTCCATCCAAATCATTATCTGTGTATATGAGGATGTTCACTCATAATATTTAACCGTTATTGCGAGAATGCAACTAACGACTGAAGCGTGTCATCTTCTTCATCAAACTCTATATCATCTGCTTCTTCAATACTAAGGGTAGAGTAATCTATTCGCATAGCTTGAGTATTGCCACGAGGACCGTAACGATTTTTCATCATACCAAGTCTAATAATACCTAACTCCCTATCTTCTTCATTCTGATAAATCGACATAATAACGTCTGCTGTAGCAGCAAGTCCTATAGATTCCGAGATAGTAGCTAAGTCGGGATTATCTTGATCGAAACCAGATCTATTTAACTGAGTTGCAGAGATAATCGGACATTCAAATAAGTAAGACATAGCGCGCACTTGCTCAGTAACGTTTTTAATACGCTCATAAGAATTATTACCAATAGTCGAATGTATAAGGTTAAGATAGTCTATGACAATAGCATCTAACTTGATACCTTGATCATGAAACTTTTTTATAAACGCTTTAATCTGATTAGGTGTAACTGTTGAAGGTGGAAACTCTTTAATAAAGATTCTACCGGGCTCTTGATTAACAGCATGCTTAAGACTAGCAGAATTCATACCCATCTCTTTCATAGGTATTTTAGAGATATTAGTACATAACCGCCTTGCGTATAATAACTCCGACATCTCTAAAGTAATTAATAGAACATTCTTATCTTGTGACGCTATATTCTTAGCAATATTACCAAGAAAGATAGACTTACCTATATTTGTCTCACCGGCAAATACATAAAGAGATTTACCAGATTCTAAAAATCCTCCATCAAGGTTATTATCTAGCCATTCCCACTGACTAGGAATATGAGCTTGTACAGAATTTATATCATCTATAAGTATATCGATATCGTTATGAATATCTAAACCAAGATCAGTAACTAGACTTATATTACACGACTTTTCAAACTTATCTAAAACTACTGACGTATCAACCTTACCGCTTGCTACGTCCTCTGCAACTGAAAGCATAGTATGATATACAGCCTTCTCTTTCAAGAACTGCTCTGTATTATCATAAAGCTCATCGTTATCAAGACCCTTATCGATCTCTGAAAAAGACTTTACAAGTATTTTGAACGAGTCTTTCTGCTCGTCGCTCACCAGATAAGACTTAAGCTCAGTTGTAGTAGGAAGCTTGTTTCTCTTATCACTAAAGTCCTTAATAATTGAAAAAACGTCAGCGATAGCCTTATTTTTGAAATATTCAGGCTTAACAACGTCTGCAATAGTAGCCAAATAACCACTATCTGTTAGGGACTTATAGATTAAGATATTCTCAAAATAATCTAAATCTAACTTACTCACGATCTAAGTATAATTAACTTTTATGCTTTTTCAAGAACCAATCTGATCCTTTATTAAATTCTTCTGTAAACTCTCTTAAACCAGGAGATGCATGAGTTATATACACATCTGAAACTCCTACTTTAAACCCTGCTTTATGAGCAGTTAAACTATAATCTAAATCGTAAAAGTGAAACTTAGATGGGCAATCTTCATCAAATCTTATTTTCTTAAACACTTTACGAGATATGGCCATAAATACACCATCTAACATTATTACTCTACTCGGATATGGTCCAAATGATGTCATTGATTTTTTATTACCATGTAGATGTGCTACTGCACCGTGTAAATTATCACTGTTAATCCCACCTCCCATTAAATGCCATAACGCTGGTGATTGAAGCTTTACTTCAGATGTACCAGCCACTCCAAATAAATCAAATTCTTCAAAATTCTCTTTTAATTTTTGCGTACTAAAATTCTCTAAAACGACATCATCATGAACTAATACAATATATTCTAAATTTTCCTTTATAGCAAAATCGATAGCCTTGTTGTATACTTTTTGAAGTGAATCTTTATTATATTCTTTAAAGAAAATATCTTCTTCCGTATTACTCTTAAATAATAAGGTATCTTTTCTCGAGCCTTTAGTAGCTGATATTATAAAACTATTATTCATATAAACATAAAGGGGGAGCTATATTTAAACGAGCCTACTTTATTAAATCGTTTAGTAGATTTATTAAGTCTCATTATTGTACCTTCAGGTACTTCTTTAAATCCCTCACCAGATAAAGTAGAAAAGGATCCTGTATTGTTATAATAAAGAATTGAACCTACCCTAGCCAAGTAAATTTCACATGTATCACAATCAACTATAGAAAGAGCAAAGGTACCATCTATAACTTCTAAAGCTTGCTTAATATATTTTATAGGGTTAGGCTTTTTTGATACATCACTCTCCATAAAGTATTGAATTAAATTTACTATTAACGAGCTATCAACAGGGTTTAAAACATAGCGTAAGTAATTATCGCGGATCTGCTCTTCATTTACTAAAACACCGTTATGAAAGAGTAGCCACGACATAGCTTCAAACGGGTGCGACGTTTCATAACGGAACTCTCTTTGTACTGATGTAGGAGCTTGTACATGTCCCATAAAATATTCTGTATGATCAGAATATTTTACTTTATCAAAATCAATACCTCCGGCACTCTTATATATGTATTGATCGTCAGAAGTAACTTGCACTAAACTACTCGCAAAATTACCTCTCTTTTTATTAGCGTCGTATAATATCTCATTCATTGAAGAGGAAAATGACCCAAAAATCGCACACATAAAATAATTTAATCAAATATTATAGTTTTTCCAATTGTATATCTAATTTTGCTCGTAACTTCTTTGTAAGAACCATACTTTCTTCCATTTTACCGTAGTATAATCTATATTCACGTGGAATTCGCCAGAAAAAATCCATAATCTTAATATTTCTTTCATCAAAAGCAAAGCAATAGTGAGGATAGTCGATACCTTCGATGGTTATCCATTTTTTACGCTTCTTTTTAGTCTTTTCAATACCAAACTTCATAAGAGTATTGGTACCTAACCCACCAACCTTGAATAAATCGTTACTATTACGATATGGTCGCATTGCTACGATGTTTCTAGCGGTTCTTTTACCTACCCCAGGAAGAGCTCGAAGCTCTTTATCGTTCATTTTGTTGAAATCCTTATAAGATAGTTTCATATTACTTATTTAGTATATGAATGTTCCTTTTATTTTGCAAGTTTTATTATAATTCACCTACAATTAATTAAATATTACTATATGAGCTCTTTAGATCGATTTAATATTCTTTTAGAAAGAATGGAAACTTTAGATGAGATGGCAGATAGCTTTAAGCGTACTGTTAAAGGTGCCGCCGGCGGTGAAGATGGGTTAAATCTCATGCTTAAAGCATATAGAAATGAAAGAACTGGAAAGCCTGTAGGCGCTATTTCTAGAGTTAAAAACTTAATAGTATTAAGAGCTCTATATGATAAGGATTACCTTAACGATGAGCAGTTCCAAGCTTTAGCGAAAAAAGCTACATCATCTAACTATATCTCAAACACATTAAAAGAGATTAATCCTGAAGCTCATGATAAGTTATTTGGATTCCAGCAAGAGAGTGATGATATTATAAAGCATATAAAATTAAATGCTAAGGATATGCTTAACTTCGGGCTTACTAATCTGCAAGGTAAAACCTATGTAGAGATAAAAGAAGATGAGCCTCAGGACGAAGATG